TTGTCATAGAGTGGCAACATGAGCCGTTATTGACGCTACGAGAAGATTTATTATACTGGTGCGGTGACGGGAAATCAGCCAGTGTTATAGGCAATATACACGATATGAATGATAATCCCAAATTGTTGGAGGTACAAGAATGAACCGAAAAGAAACAACAAGATTTTTGAGTGAGTTACTCGTCCAAAGAAAATTATTGGGTAAATACTACGCAAGCGAAGTTACACTTGATTGTGGTGCCGGCAAAGGTAAAGAAAAGCGTGTTGATTTTATACAATTCGTACCAAAAAATCAAAGTACGAGCGGAATTGAAAAAGGCGAATTTATTTTCTATGAGGTGAAAAGCTGTAAAGCTGATTACCACAGTGGCAACGGTTTAAATTTTGAGGGAGACCGAAATTATGTTGTCACAACGATAGAAACGTATAAACAAATTATGCGGGATGTGCCGTGGAGTGTAGGGGTATATGTGGCTTGCCCCGAACATAGAGAACCCGCAGATGAATTTGAAAGTCCGACACCGATAGAAGATAATACGGTGAACTGGACATTAAAAATTGCACTTGTCGCACACCCACAGGACCGTCAACGTTCAATGTCGCAGTTGTTGTTTTATATGTTACGTTCAGGAAAGTGAGGAATAAAAAATGATTATAAAATTACCGATGGGTGTAACTATGGATACAAGTAATATACCAAATAATTTTGGTGTAATTATTCGTGACAGCTTTAGAAAATTTACTGATGGAACTAAAGAAGAATACCGATATGAAGATAAGCTAAGGTTTATAGATTGTTGTGTTGCATATATGAGTCGTTCAAAAGACGCAGACGAAGCTGTACAAGATATAATACTTAGCGAAACAAAAAGACGAATGAGCGAAGACGGAGAATTTCCGAATAAAAGTGATTTTGAGAGCCTTGAATTTATGAGTATTTGCTACGAAATAGGACAAAAAAGTGCAAAATTATGCTCAAATGAATATGGGTGTGATAAGCATGATAATGAGGCTGCGTTGAAGTTACTTGCAAGCATTGTAAAGATTGTTATCAATTTTTGAGGAATGATGAATAAAACGGAGGAATAAAACGATGACAGTATCAGAATTATTAAAATGTTTAAAGGCATTAGAAGAAGACGGCAAGGGCTATTATAAGGTGTTATTTAAAGGATATGATTGGTTTGCGGAAATACATATCACTCATCTTGACATACCTGCAGAGGAACTTATATTGAAACTGTAGAAAGAGAGGAAAAATAAATTAAATGGTTGAGTGGGAAAAAGTTAAAAAGTTAATGGATTGTTTCCCGGGAAGTATTATAAATCACAATGGCGAATTTATCGCCATGTTAAAAGAAAACGAGTATTTTATACTTGAAAGTTGCAAAGATGAGCGTGAAATAAAATGCAAAGTTTTAGCGTGGTTTTCAAGAGGCACTCATAAAACACAACATTATAATTCAAAAAAGAAAAATAATGAATACCATCAATTTATGATTGACGGAATAAACAGGTATCTCGGAACAAACTTTGATTTTCAAGATATGGACATTATTTATACAGAACTCGGTAATGACTGTAATAGACCGCTATGCGAAAAGTTTATTGACAGTGGATATGATATGAATATTTTGACTTCTAAATTAAAAGAACAACAAAAATTTGCAGAGTCTATTACAAAGAAAATTGAATATAAAGTGTAATTTAATTTTGGAAAATGCTTTTTGCACTAAAAATTTAATTAAAATAAATGTTAAAGTTTATTTTATGTACAACAAACAAACGGAGGACTAACAATGCAAGTTAAAATAAAGACAAACGGTAAAACCGTTCAAGTTGAAATGTCGGAAAAACAGCTGAAAGAGTTGGGATTGACCGAGGAACGAAGCCGAACAGGCTATGAGAGAGTTGATGAAGACGACAGCTATTTTGTTGATGATACAATCAATGACGGACACGAAGTGATAGGAGGCGGAGGAACACTGGTAAATAACCTATATTACAACAATGGTAATTACTATAATGATGAAACCATTGTTGAAAACAACGCAAGAGCAGATAAACTGTTTCGTTGTTTAAGACAATGGCAGGCTTTGCACGACCAACCTATTACTGTGGAAGATTGGGAGGAAGAAACTGAAGAAGATAAATTTTCATTCTTCTACGATTATACGTTAGAACGTATTTTAATAAGCTACGATAGGTCAAGTAGATATCCAAATGTTATATATTTTTCATCACCCGAAACGGCTTACAAGGCTATCAAACAGTTTGAAGGTGAATTAAAGTGGTATTTCACCGAATATACGCAACGTCTTGATGAGGTGTAAAATGATAAAATTATTAGCATTGCTCGTCACAGTTATAATAATTGTAATAGACATTAACAGAATGTGAGGTGGGTAGCAACCAATGAAAAATAAAGTGGCCGAACGTGCGAAGAAAAAAAGACGTGCGTTAAAAGAGGCGGAACGACGTAAAGAACAAGAAAATTTACTGAAAAAATTTAATGAGATTGCCAAAAAACACGGTGTGAATAACGTAAAATACAACAAACAAACATTGTGGCAAACATTTATGAAAGTCGATAAAGAAATGGTTAAATTAAGCATTGTATATAGCGTTATGGCAGTTGCATATTGTTTAAGAAAAACATTCGGTTGGGGCAAAATCAAGATATACAGATATGCCGTGGATATGAATAGATATATTACGTCTGTTGGCAAGCAAGACAGAGATATTCCGGCATTAAATGAAGAATTGAGAACAGAAGCAGGAATTGACTGTACAAAAATTTTTGAGGATTATAAGCCGTATATGCTAAAAAAGGTAAGTCTTCAAAAATCGTCAGAAGCAGAGGCTATGTTTGAAAAAATTAAGTACATATTACCTATGGTTATATATCCGTTGTATTCAAGAGAGGGGTGGAAACAAAAAAGAATGAACCGCTTAGGACAAGCTTTAAAGAAAACATTAATTGATATTTTGGAAAGTGATGAAATCGATAATATCAAAAGGACCATGTATGAGGAGTGCGGTCTTAAGTTCTATGATGACGGAACGGTAGACCCTAATTAAAAAATGCTATTATAGAGAGCCTTCGAACTCCCACAACCAACACAGGAATCGGAGGTATAAAAAATGCAGGCAGACGAAAAAAGAATTATAACTGATGAAGAATTAACCGAAATAGTGAAAGTAGCTGCTAAAGCAGGGGCTGACGCAGCTATGGAACACTTTAAGGCAGAAAAACTCAAAGAAAAACGCAACCGAAAGGATAGGAGATTACATAATACAAAACTCTTGGTACATCATTACCGAACGTTTAAAGAATATGTGAATAATGCGGTGTTTGAAAGCGAAGAATCAAATGAAGATGCACTTGGTGCCATTGAAGAATTAATGTGGGAGCCAAGAGTAACAGCTGATATGGTTGTAGAGTCAATCAAACGCAGTGCGGCAAGAACACAGATTATAATAAATCATATAGACGGAATGATTAAGGTGTATCAGGATATGTGCGAAAAGTCAAACAGTGAAATGAAAATACGCCGTAGCAAAGTGCTGTATGATATGTATATATCTGATACAGTTTATTCAAAAGAACAGATTGCAGAGATGTATTTCATTGATAAACGGACAGTGTATAAGGATATAGACGCTGCCTGCAAAGAATTAAGTGTATTGTTATTCGGAATAGACAGCATTAATTAGGGCACAAATAGGGCATTGACTCGGCTATATGGATATGATAAAATAGTATTAGTAAAATTCTAAAATAACTTAAAAAGTCCATTTATTCAATTTGCGAATAAATGGACTTTTTTATTGCCGGAAAGGGGGATTTAAAATATATGCTCCCTCCTAACACATTTATAAAATTAGGAGGATGTATATGGAAAGTACAATAGTTATGCGCAGTGTCAGTGCATTAAAATGTTATGAAAATAATCCAAGACACAATGAAAATGCGGTTGAAAAAGTAGCAGAATCGATTAAAGAATTCGGTTTTTTAGTGCCGATAGTAATTGATACAAATGACGTGATTATAGCAGGAGAAACCCGTTTAAAAGCGTCTAAGTTGTTGCAACTTGATAAAGTACCATGTATTATAGCAGACGAACTCACAGATGAGCAAATAAAGGCATTTCGATTGATTGAAAATAAAACGTCTGAATTTGCAACATGGGATTTTGAAAAGCTGCAGGAAGAACTCAAGGCTATTGACATAGACATTGGACTGTATAATTTCCCGGAATTAGATGATGTAGAATTAAATGTTTCCGATGACGATTTTTTAAAGGATACGGAAATAGTGAGGGAACATCATAAAAAGACAACAACGTGTCCTAAATGCGGCGAGGTGTTTGAAATATGAGAGTATTTCTTGCATCCACAGGATCAGGTATGTCAAAGGAATTAAGGGATAAGACGGTTAAAATATGTCGGCCGAGATATATACTTGAAACGTTTTTCAACGGCGAAAAATCGTGTCTTGAGGCGATGAGCATTTCGGGAAATGATAATTTCTTGCTAGATAGCGGAGCGTTTTCATATATGAACGGTGCTCAGGTGACATTGGCGCAAATGGATAGTTATATTGATAAATATATAAAATTCATAATCAGTCACAATATTAAACATTATTTTGAAATAGATGTTGATAATATTTTTGGTCTTGACCGAGTAGAGTTTTGGCGACATAAGATGGAGAACGCAATAGGTTATCAATGTATTCCTGTATGGCATAAGGGCAGGGGCGTTGATTATTGGAAATGGATGTGCAAAAAATACTCGTATATAGCGATAGGCGGATTAGTATTCCATGTGAAAAAACAGGAATATGAATTAATACGGCAATTAGTTGAATATGCGTATTATCGTGGTGTAAAGGTACATGGCTTAGGCTTCACGAAAACACGAGAACTGAAAAATTATAAGTTTTACAGTGTAGACAGTGCAAGCTGGGTAGTGTCGGCCACAAGAGGGCAACAAATACACTTTTTCAAAAACGGCTATATGAAAACTCGGCAGTTAGAGAAAAAAGGGCATAAAGTAGATTTGCCGAAGTTGGTAGCTCATAATATGATAGAGTGGACAAAATTTCAAAAATATATGGATGGAGTGAATTGATTATGAAAAAGAATACATTTAACTTAACACTATTAACAGGAATATTTTGCTTGGGGCTTATAACATCAAACTTATTTGGCGGTAAGCTTATAAGCGTCTTAGGATTAACCGTTGCGGGTGCGATAGTAACATATCCGCTCACTTTTTTGACGACTGATATTATCGGTGAAATATGGGGAAAGAAAGAGGCGAACGATTGTGTTAAAGTAGGTATAATTGTTCAAATCGGCTTTTTGATATTAGGGTATTTATCATTGAAAATACCGACATTATCGCAAACAACTCATTTGCAAGAGTGTTTGACAGCAGTATTAAATCAAGGAACAAGAATGACGTTCGCAAGCCTCGGAGCATTTGCAGTAAGTCAGACAATGGATGTTATTTCATTTCATTGGTTAAAGAATAAGACGAACGGAAAGTATAAATGGTTAAGAAACAATGCAAGTACAATGAGCAGTCAACTTATAGATACAGTTATTTTTATAACTATAGCTTTTTATGGCGTAGTTGATAATATAATACTTATGATATTTGCTCAATACTTAATTAAATTAATTTTGGCGGCATTAGATACGCCATTTTTTTATTTCTTCACAAGACGAAGAAAATGCAAAAATTAAGGAACGAATTGTAGGGAGGTGTCTAAGGTGGCACGAGTGCCTAATGAAAAAGCAGCGAAAGCGGAGGCTATGTATCATGATGGTATGAAACTCGTGGATATAGCAAGAAAACTTGACGTGCCGCCGGGCACTGTCCGAAGATGGAAAAGTACATACCATTGGGACGGAAATTCTAAAAAAAAACAAAACGAGCGTTCGGATAATAAAAGCGAACGTTCGGATAAAACAGAAACACGTCATAGAGGCGGTCAGATAGGTAATAACAATGCGTTAAAGAATGCAACCTATGCCAGTGAATATTGGAAGAATATCAGTGATGAGGAACGTGCAATGATGGCAGATATGCCGACAGACGAAGAATTTATGTTAATTGAAACATTGAAATTAGCTACTTTGAGAGAGCGTCGCTATATGGCATTATTGGCACGATATAATGAATTGTTGAAAAATTCGCCTGACGGAATGATTTTGAAAGAAGATATACGGGTGTTGACTAAAGAAAGTAACGCATTCGGAAAATGTGTCAGTAGCAAACAACATCAAACGGTTACGGCACAACAAACAAAGGTTGACGCAATAGAACAAATGCAAATAATAGAATCCGAATTAACTCGGGTGCAAAAACTGAAAATCAAAACACTTGAGGCATTGTCTAAAATTCGAGCAGAAAAGGCAACGGATGGCGACAGTGAATTAATAGATGATTGGATAAAGGCAGTAGAGGGGTGTGAGGATGATGACTAAAACGCTTGAGATATTTCAAAAGCGTATTCCTATTTACAGGAAAAATATAAAACTGTTTGCATGGGAAATGTTCAAATTCATACCGGATAAATGGCAAGATGATGTGTTTTGCGATATAGTTACCGATAATCGTATTACTGTAAAATCGGGGCAGGGTGTGGGAAAGACAGCAATAACGGCAATAATCCTATTGTGGTTTCTAAGCTGTTTTTCATATCCGAGAATAGTTGCAACAGCCCCAACTAAACAACAACTGAATGATGTATTGTGGTCTGAAGTGGCGAAGTGGCAAGAAAAATCCCCTGTGCTGAAAAAGATACTGAAATGGACAAAGACGTATGTTTATATGAAAGGTCATGATAAGCGGTGGTTTGCCGTGGCAAAAACGGCAACAAAGCCTGAAAATATGCAAGGTTTTCATGAAGACAATATGTTGTTCATAGTAGATGAGGCTTCAGGTGTTGCGGACGCTATTATGGAAGCTATACTTGGTACATTGTCAGGTGAAAACAACAAGTTATTGATGTTAGGAAATCCGACAAAGACTTCTGGCGTGTTTTATGACAGTCACACGGTAGACCGAGCATTATATAAATGTCATACGGTCAATTCCGAGAATGTGGCACGAGTCAATAAAAAGAATATAGAAAACCTAAAAAAGAAATACGGCGAGGACAGTAATGTTGTTCGTGTTCGTGTATATGGTGAATTTCCAACACAAGAAGATGATGTGTTTATACCGCTTTCTATAATTGAACAGTGCAGCAGTAAGTTGTATGAACTTCCCGACAGCAATAAATCACCCAATATTATATTAGGTGTAGATATAGCCCGTTTCGGAAATGACGAAACTATTATATACCGCAACGCACAAGGAAGATTAAAAATTATGGCCGAGCGTAAAGGTCAAGACTTGATGGCGACTGCTGGTGACGTTATAAGAATATATAAAAAAACAATCAATGAGTTTCCCGAATACAGAGGGAAAATATATGTCAACATTGATGATACGGGCTTAGGCGGCGGTGTGACAGACCGACTAAAAGAAGTCAAAAAGGAACAGCAGCTATATAGATTAGCCGTTGTTCCTATTAATGCTGCTGAAAAAATTGAAACTGATACAAAGGCGGGTAAGGAGGCGGCAGAGTATTATAATAACCTTACAACGCATATGTGGGCGTGCTTGAAAGAACTACTAGAACATAAAGAAATCGAATTTGAAGATGACGCTGATACAGTAGCACAGCTTTCAACACGAAAATATAGAATAGCTTCAAACGGAAAGCTTGAAATTGAGGGCAAAGACGAAATGAAAAAGCGAGGTTTGAAATCACCCGACAGAGGAGATGCTGCTGCATTATCAGTATATCTTGGTAAGATAAAGAAATATACAGGCAGTATGCCAAATATCAGTGACGGTCTAAAAAAAGAAAGTGAATGGATGAGGTGACTGAAATATGGGTTACATGAAAGAGTTTGGTCGTGCAGGTCAAAAGCGTACAGGCGGAATTTTTTACGAAGAATTCTTACCGGAACTGCAAGGGAAAAAGGGTATAGAAACGTATCGTGAAATGGCTGACAATGATGATGTAGTTGGAGCTATTTTATTTGCGGTTGATATGCTAATACGAGGTTGTTCATGGGATACTCAACCGGGCGGCAATACTCCAGCGGATGAGGAAGCGGCTGATTTTGTGTGGCAATGTATGAATGATATGACTGAAACGTGGATTGACACAATATCAGAAATATTATCTATGTTGACATACGGATGGAGTGCTCACGAAATTGTGTATAAGCGTCGAATGGGGCGTAAAAAAGATATTCGTCTGAACAGTAAATATAATGACGGTCGAATAGGGTGGCAGAAGTTACCGATACGTTCACAGGAAACTTTGTACAGATGGGAATATGATGATAATGATAATCTGTTGGGATTAACGCAAATGCCACCGCCGAAGTTTGATTTAATCACAATTCCTGCGAATAAACTGTTATTATTCCGTACCAAAAGCAGCAAAGGAAATCCAGAGGGACGAAGTATATTGCGTAATTCGTACCGTTCTTGGTATTTTAAAAAGCGAATACAAGAAATTGAGGGTATAGGAATTGAACGTGATTTAGCAGGTTTGCCTGTAATGACTGCGCCTGAAGGTGTTGATATATGGGATAGTAATGATAAAAACATGGTCAGTGCAAGACGTGAAGCGGAACGATATGTCAAAAGTATACGTCGTGATTCATTGGAGGGAGTTGTAAAACCTGAAGGGTGGAAGTTAGAGCTACTCACGAGCGGCGGCAAGCGTAATTTTGATACAAATGCTATTATTGAACGATATGATACACGAATTGCAATGACGGTCTTAGCTGATTTTATAATGTTGGGACATCAGAGTACAGGAACATATAATCTTGGCAGTGATAAGTCACAGATGTTTTCAGTTGCAATAGGTGCGTATCTTGATATGATAGCAGAAGTGTTTAACAACAAGGCTATACCTGATTTAATAGATATGAATGGTGAGGCATTTAAAGATATTACGGATTATCCGACGATAATACATGGCGAAATTGAAAATAGGAATATCAGTGAACTTGGCGACTTTATACAAAAAGTTTCAAGTGCAGGATTTATTTCACCTGATGAACAGCTTGAAGATTATCTTCGTGATGCCGCAAAGCTGCCTGAACGTGCAGATTATTCAGGTAATGGCGGAACATCACCTGAAAAGAGCGAATTCAAAGAGGAATAATATAAATATATGTTTACATTCAGAAAAGCAAAGAGAATATTTGAAAAAATACGCAAGCCCGAAAGAAGTAAAAAGGGTGAAAATGCGCTACAACGTATTCGTAATATGTTGGATAAATACGAAACTCCGATAACATTGGCATTATTATTTTTATGGGATGACTATAACATAGATGAAGAAACAGCAGATGAAATCATGCGTGGTAATGAGAGTGTAGAAGATATACATGAACCGTTTGAATTAAATCTGAGTGATTTTGAAGATAAAACATTGATACCAACATTGGAACAGGTTGGCGAAGAAAGATTTGAAACCGCATATGAAGATAATAAAGACTTGATAAGTATCAATACCGAAACATCAGATGATGATAACGAAAATAATGAAGATAGTCAGTTTGATTATTCTGCATTTTACACCAAATGGTGTGATGAAAGAGCGGGTAATCTTATTGCAAATATCAATGATACACAGAGAGAAAATGTTAAAAGCATTATAAATACTGCATTACAACAAGGTGATACACCGTATTTTGCCGCCCGTAGAATAAAAGATACGGTAGGATTAACAGAGCGACAGCTTAATCAGAATACCCGCTATTATGAAAATATGAGGAATACTCTGCGTGAGAATAATCCTAAATTAACTGATTATGAAATTAACAGCAGAGCTGCAAAGGCGGCAAGACGGATGGCAGACAAACAACGGACCAAACGGGCAAAAGATATAGCACGAACTGAAATTGTTACAGCACATAATCAGGCAACCAGAGCGTACATACAATGGGCGATAGAACATAGATATATGCAGAATGTATATAGACGTTGGGTAACATCAAACAATGACAATGTTTGCCCGATTTGCGTTGCATTGAACGGACAGGCAGTACCATTTGATAAACCATATAATGTACCGTCCGATATTAAATATAACGGTCCTGAGATAATGGCACCGCCGGTACATACAAATTGTTGTTGTGGCGAAGAATTTTTCACAGGTGACAATAATAAAATACCGAGTGTTCCAAACAAATGGGACAGTATGAGCGAGGCGGAAAAGAAAGCATGTGTTAATTATTATGCCGATAAATCGCAATATGCAGAATATAAAAAACAGCTTGGGACTGAAAATGTCCCTAAAACTCTTGAAGATTTCCAAAAATTAAAGTATAATAATAAAGAGGAATGGGACAAATTAAAGGCTGCATATAGAGTTACAAAGTCTGAACGAAGTGGCTATAAATATTCGACTGATGGAACATTTATAGCAACCAACCATAGAAAAGGTGGCTCTGTTCCAAGACAATTAAAGCCATATGCAGTGTTAGATTTAGAAAAATCGGATGGACATATAGAACGTACAATATATGACAAAGATGGATATATGGTAAAACAAATTCATCCTACGGATCACGGCAATCCAAAACAACATCCATATGGTAAAAACGGAGAACATATTCATACATACAAGTGGAAAGATGGAAATTTGGAAGAACGAAGAACTCGAGACATAACGGATTCGGAAAGAAAGGTCAATGGTGATATTTTATGAAATTAAATTCAGAAGAAATAAAAAATTTAATATTATCGCTTGTACAAGATGTGGTATTCGAATATGACAATAAGACTTGTTGTATCAATCCATGGAGTAGGACTAAATTTGAAGTGGGTTATAATGACATTGTGAAGATATATTCGGATATAGATGATTTAATGAATGATACCATTTTTAATGGACGTTCATTAAGTGATATAGCGGATGAAATTGAAATTGAATAATGTTTAAAAATGAAATTGATAAATTAACACGGTGGTTTTAAATCAGCGTGTTTTTTTGTTGCACAAAAATAAAGGAGGTAAAGAATTATGGGACTAAATGCTAAGAATTTAAAAGTTTCTATAACACCAGAAATGATACCTACAATGCACGAAGATAAGAATGAATTCTATTCAGGTGCGAGAATTAAACTAAATGAAATGGATTTAACTAATATTGTATCAGAGTATGAAATTCGTAAAGAATTAGGAGAATTAGCATACTTGGTTTTAAAGATTCCTTTGTTTAATGAACCTACAATAAATACATAATATTTTCAAGTAAATTTTAGGAGGCTGATTAAATTGAAAAGTTTTAATGATTACATCATTCACAAGGCAAGGGATGAACCTGAAAAGGTAGTAAAGGCACGTTTCAATGTACAGAAATCATATGAAGAACAACATCTTGTATTCGGATGGGCGAATGTATCGGCTCGTGCCGACGGCGAAAAAATCACCGATTGGCAGGAAGATATTATTGATATTGATGAACTTGAAAAAGCGGTTTATCACTATGTTGAGTTTTACGGTGATGGGGGCGAACTTCACGAACGTGGAGGTGTAGCCACAATGATTGAAAGTATGGTGTTTACCAAAGAAAAACTCAAAGTATTAGGTTTGCCCGAAGACGCATTAGCTGACGGTTGGTGGATAGGTTTTCATGTGACGGATGAAAGCGTGTGGGAAAAAGTCAAAGATGGTACATACTCCATGTTCAGTATTGAGGGTGAGGCTATCAGAGAGGAGGTAGAGAGTAATGCCGAATAAGTTGAAAAATTTGAATATTACAAAAGTTGATTTAGTGCCGGAGGGTGCCAATCCTGACGCATTTGTTACAATGTATAAGTCTAAAACTCCTATAAGAAAGAGCGGTGAGGCTGAAAGCTTTGCTGATAAATTAAAGGATATTAAATTGGACGATGTAGTTAGGCAAATATGGCAATACACAGAATCGCTAAGTAGTAGTCTTATTTCAATTCTTAGAGATGATAACATTATTCAATCAGATAAAAAATCTGCAATGGATAAAAGTCTTGAAGAATTTTACGGTGCCGCTACACTTTCAACAGAAAAATGGAGCGGCGGCAGTGTAAGTGACTATGTTGCGACAGGTTCGGAAGAACCACAAACAGCCACGATTGTGAAGGCATTAAAGGCAGAAACACTCGGTATATTAAAAAGTAATAATGAAGGAGCTGATAATGATATGAAAATTGAAGATATTGATAAGGATAAGCTAACTGATGAAGAAAAGAAGCAGTTGGAGGCTATCGTTAATAAGGCTGGTATAACGAAGCCTGAAGATGATGACAATGGCAAAAATGACAATAAAGACGACAAGGACGTTAAGAAGATTAAGGATGAACCGATAAATCATGATCCAGAAGATATTTATAAGGGACTTCATCCGGCGGTTGCGGCCGAACTTAAAAGCTTAAGAAAGGCTCGTGACGAGTCGGAAGAAAGAGAAATTACAGCTATTGCGAAAAAGTACGAAGTTATAGGCAAAAAGTCCGAAGAACTTATACCTACACTAAAGAGCCTAAAAGCCGCAGGCGGTACAGCATATCAAGATATGATTGGTGTATTGGATACGGCGGTTGAGGCAGTAGAAAAGTCGGGTGCATTTACTGAAATCGGCAAGAGTGGTCATTCTGATGTGGCAGGCTCTACTACCATTGCCAAGGCTCGTGCTATTGCTGATGAAATCAAAAAGTCAAATCCGAATATGAGTGATACAGAAGCTATGGCAAAAACATGGGAAACACACCCTGAGCTTATGAAAGACTATGATGATGAGATTGGAGGTTGGTATTAATGGCAAAGCAGTATATGACAAACGGAATTAATACATCAGCTACTCGTGTGGGTATTGTAGCTAACGATATGGAAAACGTCGCCGGTAAAGCCGTTAAGTTGAACAGTGACGGTTTATTGGAATTTTGTAACACCAAAGGGGAAATGCCTATCGGTATTGTTACTATTGACAATGAGGCAGACGTTTCGAAGGGCGATAATGTTACATATCAAATATTTGCTGTTGGTATTGCGGCTATAAGTGCCACAGTAACAGCCGGAACAGAATTAACACCCGGTTCGGACGGTACATTAGTTGCCGCTGAGGCGGGTGATTTTGTGTGTGCAATAGCAATGAATGATTGTAATGCAAATGCAATGGGAACAGTCAAAAGAGTTGACTACTACAAAAAGGAGGCTAAATAATGGGTACAGAAGTTTTTGATAGAATAAGAAAGGGTAAAACACCTATTAATGTTCCACTTACAAGTATCAGTACAGCGTATTTTCAGGGCAAGAGTGGCGGAGCAACGTCTTTCTTCCCAGAAGTGCCTGTGCAACTTTCAAGAGCGTCATATTATCAATTTTCAAAAGCAGATTTGTTAAGAGATAATGTAAGCCCTAAGCCTATTTTAGGTAAAGTAGATCCTACCGTTATCGGTTACGAAACTGACGATTATAAGTGTGTGCCTGAACAAATTATTTTGGGTTATGATGATATTATCCAATCAGATGTAGCACGTATGGGAGCTAAAGGAATAATGCAATTACGTCAAAACAAAGCGAGGGTTATTGCTGAACAGATATTTATTCATCAAAACAAGGTATTTGCACAAAAATACTTTAAAAAAGGTGTATGGGGTGCTGATTTAACTGGCGGTGTATCGGTAAGCTCAGGTTCTACTGATTTTGTATCGTTTGACAATGATAATTCAAATCCTATCAAGTTTATATCCGATTGCATTACTGCGATGAAGAAGTCTACAGGAAGAAAACCTAATAAACTTGGATTGGGACAGCGTGTATTTGATGCACTAATTAATCACCCCGACATAATGAATCGTGTTATTTATGGCGGGAACACTGCTTCACCTGCAATGGTTACTACAAAATCATTGGCTGCTATTTTGGGGGTAGATGAGGTTGTCGTATTTGACGCTATATGGAACAGTGCAAATCTTGGTGAAGAAGAAAATACAGATTTTATCTGCGATGAAAATGCAATGCTTTTGGCATACGCTACACCAACACCAATGATTGATGAGGCAACTGCCGGATATACATTCCGTTGGGATATGGGCACAGGAAATATTCTTCCTATCATTGAATGGGAAGGTGATAAGGGAACGTATTCTCATTACATCGGCGGTATGATTTCGCAGGATATGAAAGTAGTATGCAAGGACTTGGGTATCTATTTCCAAAATGCCGTTACCCCTGAAAACTGATTTAAGGAGGTGTGATTACTCTATGAGATACACAGCACTTAAATCTTGCCGTATTGGCGGCAACAACTATAACAAGGGTGATATAATTCAACCTAATAAATTGTCAGCATATGAGGGGCTAAAACTGGTTAGATACGGTATCCTAAGCGAGTTACCTATTAATGCAGAGGAAATGGTTGAACCGATACAATTTGTTGTATCGATACCGATTTTATCACAAGACGGAAAAAGCATTAATTGTACTGCGGACGATGTAACAGAAATTTTCCGTGTACTTCAAATGTCGGCCACAGATGCGGCGGAATATATAAAGAATATTAACAGTGATTCTGTATGTGACGTATTAGGCGCAGTTGATACGAGAAAAACCGTTTTAGCGGCAATTTCAAAGCATACAACAGAGCAGGAAGAAGATAGTGGCGGTGATGAGTAATGCCGAGATACTCATATAATCCCAATGCAATTACGGAAAACGGAGTTGACCGATTGAGGTTTGAACTGGGAGATACAACATTCAATCCGGCAGAGTTGACAGCGGCTTTGTCGGATGAGGAGTATCAAGCGGTTTTGGATATGAACAGACATTGGAAACGTGCTAAATTAGCAGCGTTGGAAGCTATTCTAATGAAGTTTGCACACTCTTGCACTACAAAAATAGGTCCTGTGTCGTATGATTTTTCAAGTAGAGTAGAGGTATGGAAAGACCTCTATAACCGATTGAAGAATGAAGCAAGTATTTCTGTTCCGCCCGTATCGGGAAATGATTACGGACAGGTAAGACCACCGTATTTTTATGAGGATATGCACAGTAACAGCAGAAAGGGCGAGTAATTATGTTCACAGCAAATATTGTACCTGGATATGGATTTCAAGAGGTAGAAATTTATATAAAAAGACATGGGAAAACAGCCAGCGGACGTGTGACAGAAGTAGGATACCAACCTGCCGAACAAGCATTTTTGGGTATTGCTGCCGAGGCAAGTCAACGCGAAAAAGAAGAATGGCGGCAAAATCAGCACCCTATAACACATACAGTTGTACAATATGGAGCAACGGTAAAAGCAAAGGCTACCGATTATCTTGTGTTCCCAGACGGACGTAAATTTTATGTTCAGGGTGTAGATAATGCAGGTAGCCTTAATGTATCTATGATTTATTATGTTGAGGAAAGGTTTGATATAAAATGATTAGCATTGAAATTATTGTTCAAGCTGAACTTGATAAGATAAAAGCACAGTTGCCGGGAAGAACTGCACGAGTATCAAGTGCATTGCGAAATTCTGTTTTTAATGTGATGGCAGGCGGCGGTGTATCTGCTCCAGGTCAACCACCGGGAGTGAGAACGGGAAATTACCGTAATTCTTTTGTTTCATCAACAGAAAGCAACGGAATGTCATTTACAGCGAAAGTAACAAGTGATTGTTTGTACGGTCCGTTTTTGGAAGACGGTACAAGTAAGATGGCAGCAAGACCACACTGTGACCGCATTGCAGAAGACGCATTGCCGCAAGCTATTGCAATATACAGTGAACCATATTAAAGGAGAAAGATTTATGTTTGAAGAAATTTTAAATAATCATCTAAGGAAATGTTCCGATATAACATCATATTTAACTAAATATGATGATGAGCCTGCGATTTTTAATCAGACAGCCCCTGACGATATGTCTGATTTATGGAACGATAACGTACAATATGGACGAATTGTATTTTTTGCAAATATGCAATCCGACACAGAACGTAAAATCAGTGGTACAGTAGAAATTGATGTGTATTTACAAGACACATCAGAGATTGAAGCAATAGCAGAAACGGTCAAAACAAATGTAGACGGCTATTTCTTTAGCGGTAAGTCGGAAACAACCATTCTTGCGAAATGGAATTCTACACGATACGTTGATGTTGCGGACAAAAAAATAACCGTTGCGGCGGTATTGTTTACACTACTTGCGTTTCCTAATCAACAAACCTGCGAGCCTGATCCGATTAAACTGGTTAATGAATGGACACGAAAATTACTACCCGATGTAAAACTGATAGGATATGATGAAGATATTCCGACCGTATGGAAGCCTCAAAAGGATATTCCTGCGGTGTACTGGCGAAAATCAAAGGTAGGTAATTGTGAACGAATACCTAGCATGTATGCAGGTGATTGGTACACAGCTGTAATGAACGCTCATATCTTTACAGAAGATATAGCTGTTTCTAATGCTATTGCGAGTATGATGTGTACTAAGCTAAATCAAAAAAAGGTATTACAATTTCCTGATGGAACATGGATGCGTGTTGATAATAACAATCAACTTCAGCCTGGAACTGATGAATTAAGAGTCGGTCAATTATCTGTTGAAGGTGATTATTGCGTATTGCGCAAAGAGCCTGATTCAGAATTATTGAAACATATTAAAATAAATGATTAAGAACGTCTTATTTAAAGGCGTTCTTTTTTGTATAAGGAGGTAATCTTATGGCAACCAAAACTGTAAAAGATGAAAAAACAGCAGATGTGCCAGCTGAAAAGAACTCTGCAAAGGTAAAAACATCATCTGTATCAAGATATACCGTTGATGAATTATCAAAGGCAGAAAATGAATTTAATGCGAATAATGTTATTATTCGTACAGCGCTTTCAAGGGCAGACAAGGATTTATTTACTTTGGAAGAAGCTAAAGAAATTGTATCAAAATTTAAAAACAAGGAGGTAAAATAAGCATGGGATATGTTTATGAAGACGGTAAGGAGTACCCTCGTGCCGGTGTTTACAGACGTTCAAGTAACGGTAATGTAAATAATACTGTAGCGTCCGCTTTAGACGGTATAGGTGTGTTGCCTATTAAATCTGATTGGGGACCGCTGAATGAAGTCACTATTCATGAAATTGGAACGTCTGATGTTACTATGAAAAATACATATGGCACAGGCGGTACAATGAGTGTGGCAGAGGCTTATATGGATGGCGGCTTAGATAAGTTGTACTTAGTTCGTTTAGGAACAGGTGGTAAGAGCGGCAAGATTGAGCTAAAGTCGAATGAAACAAAGGCAGTTACATTGACACTTAAATATCCTGGAACGCATGAATTTACTGTATCAGTACGAGATAAGTTGGGTGCAGAGAGTAAAAGAGAACTTGTAATTTATGACGGTGCAAAAGAGGTTGAAACAATCACATTTGCCTCTGGTGCAGGCGAGCCTCAAGCTTTGGAAAAAGCCGTTAAAGATAGTAATTACATTTCTGCAAAGGCTGAAGACGGTGTTACAGACGCTATTACAGACGTTTCACAGCAACCGTTTGAGGGTGGCGAAAATCCCACTGTCACAACAGCCGATTATAGTACGGCATTTGAAGCATTTGAGCCGTATTACTACAACACAATCGCATTGGATACAGTCGATGCGGATGTACAAGCATTATTGATAGAGTATATCAATACCTCATTTAAAGACGGTAATCTTGCTATTGCCGTTATAGGTGATAAGGGCAGTCTAGATATAAACAAGAGAATGGAGAATGCATCTAAGATAGACAATTATCCTATTGTTTATTTTGCAAGCGATTTTATCAATTCTGACGGTGAAACTGTCAGCGGACCTGAGGCAATAGCCAAAGCGGCAGGTGTTATAGCTGCAACGCCATCAAGTAAAAGTATCGTTCGTACAGAAATTCCAGGTGCGGCAAAACTTACAGAACGACTAAAGAACAGCCAATACGAAAATGCGGTAAGAAACGGATTGTTATTACTATCTGTTAATTCAGACGGCAAGGTTGTTTTTGACAGCGGTGTTAATACACTGATTAATCCTGATGAAGAAAAACAGGATAACGGCTGGAAGAAAATCAAACGAGCTAAAGTAAGACATGAAACATTCTATCGCTTGGACTGTGAAATGGATAAATTAATCGGAAAAGTTAATGGTACAAAAGACGGTATTGCAAATGTTATCCAACGTGGTCAAGTCGTGCTTGATACTATGGCTGACGAGGGCAAGCTTATTGACCCTACATTTAAGCTCGATACAAATAAGGGTTACGGCGCCGATTATGGCTATTTCGTAGTCAATGCGGTTGACGTTGATACATTAGAGCGTATTTTCATTCATTACAAATGGAAATACAGTGAAAATTCTTAATGATTGGAGGTAAGAAAAATGGCAGTTGGAAACAACAGTACATTAGATACAACTGAATTAATGACAGGTAAAGACGGAAAATTATTTGTCGAAGTTAATGGCGTTAATACGTTCCTTGCAGAAATTAACGAGTTTAAAGTTGCAATGAATGCAAACACAACTGAATATCAAGGTGTTGGTTCAATTTTGGTGGGAACGGTTCCGACAGGTGTGACATTTGATTTGACATACACAGAGGCGGTAATCAGAGATGATGTTATAATGGCACCACTGCTTAAGGCGATACAAAATGGATATTTTCCTGTATTCAATTTTCAAGGGGTATCTATTAAGCCTGATGGCAGCAGTGAAGAACGTATAACATTTAACAATGCTATACCAAACGGAGCTTTTGACCTAATGAGTTTAACTCCAGGTGATGTGATTAAGAGAGCACATTCGTTTAGATTAAATTCTATTCCGAAGATGATTTCTGAAATGGCAGCAAAGCAACTTTACAACTAATCACATAAAATGGCTCGTTCTTGGTTTGAGAGAACGAGCCATTTTAAAGTTATGAAAATTTTTAATTTATATATGCGGAGGTAAGGGAAATGGCAAATAAAGAAAGTACAAATGTAACAGGTCTTGAGTCTTCAACCAACTTTGAACAGGACGAAAAAAGTCTTGTCAAGGCATTGCTTGAGGCGGCAGATTATAAAACAGGCAACGAAGATAGCATAAAGAAAATATTTGTAAAAAAGCAAAGTGGTGAAACCCTATTTTCATTCAGAATAAGAGGATTATCGCAAAGTGAAATACAAGCGGCGGCAAAAAAGGCAACAAAGCAAATTCCTAATCCGGCCGGACCGAAATACCCTAAGATTTCGGGTGAAAGAAGTACAACTGAATATCATAACAATCTGATTTATACGGCTACGGTAGATGAAGATAAACAGAGAATTTGGGGTAACAATGACATAAAGCAGAAATTCAATATCTTTGATGATGCGGACTGCGTTGACATTCTGCTTAATGCGGGCACAAAGTCGAAAATAGTTGATGAAGTTCTCAAACTCAGCGGATTTGACGGTGAGGATATCGTTGATGAAGAAGACTACATAAAAAACTGATAGAAGTCAGTCCGTTAATGCGGAATTTGTATGATATATTTGTGTATTCGGGATTTCGTACATTTCCAAGTGAAATAATGCGGCTGACAGATGGTGAAAGAAAAATGGTGTTTGCATTTATGAAGAAAGCCATAACTGAACGCAAATTGCCGGTTGTTATAGGAAACTTTCCTACAAAACAAAAAAGTTGACAAATCCTTTTTGCTTTGTTAAAATTATGTAAAAGGGAGGCTTTGCTATGAAAAAAATAAACATATTTTTAATAACTATTTTTACTATAGGATGTTTATGCTCATGTGGTGGTAATGACATAAGGTATGACGCTATATATGATACTAAGACAAAAAAGTATATAGAGTGGGGTGATACCCGAGAAACTGTTACAGATGCACTGGGTAATGGTATTGGTCAACTTTCAGGCGAAAATTATGAAACATCAAACTATCATATGGATGTTGATTATTATCCATATGATAATGAAGAACTAAATGCTCCTATATGGCGTGTTGATTTTAAGTGTTATTCAAATGGAAGATATAAGGTTTTAGGAATATCATCAGAAGATGAATTTCTAAAAAAATTTTCAAATGCTAAAAGCTGGAACGATGGAACATACAATTTGCATATAGCCATTGATAAAAGCAATGGGAATTACTATCTTCTTGAAAATGACAAAGTGAATTGGCCGAATAATAATTGTGTTCCTGCATACGATATTGATATTGAGTTTGCAGATGATGTGATAGAATATAGATTATCAAACTTTATGTTTCCGGAGGAATACAAATATTACAGTAGCATGGATGACCATACTATAAAGAACGTAAAAATTGTAAAATAATGAATTCAAAAGCGGTTGTAAAACAGCCGTTTTTTTTATTGCAAAAATTCGGAAGAAAGGAGGACACTATGGCAAAGTCGAATATAGAAATCGAAATAACCGCAAATTTAAAAGACAACGCAACGGATAAGGCTAAAACTGTAAATAAGGAATTAGACAAACTTGAAAAAAGAAGTGTTAATGTTGATATTACGGCAACAGATAAAGCCTCAAAAGTTATGGACAGCATAGACAGTAAATTAAGAAAAGTTGATGGCTCAAAAACAGCTACTGACATTGATAGAGTAGTAGATAAGGCTAATGCTGCTGTAGACGGAGTGTCACAGGTAAAATTAACTGCTGATACATCAAATGTTGATAAGGCTATAGATGGTATAAAGAAAAAAGCTAATGATATTAAGGTGTCTGAAGTTAAGTTTGGAAAAGAATCATCTTCACAGATTTATAAAAGAGCTTCTGCTGATTTGGATAAATGGTATAGTTCGGCAAGCTATGCAGATGAACATGGGATAGACAGAGAAAGCATGGGCTTTAATGAACTGATAAGCTATGTTGAGGCTTACAAAGAAGAAGCTGAAGAGTTGGATTACTTAAAAAACGCTGCGAATGAATATGGATTAAAATATTCTAAAAATGCAGACCTTGAATCTATGCGAAATCTTGTCTGGGGTTATGAAGATAAAAACTATAACGGTGTTTCATCGGAAAAAGATATTGATAGGAATACAAAGGCGCTAGAAAAAACGACTAAGCTGCTTGGCGACTATGGAGATGATGACGGAAATCAGACTATAGACAGTATAAAAGCTTTTGGAAAGAGTTTGGCAACAAGATATTTAGGTGTGCAATCAGTCTATTCAGGTGCAACCGAGGCTTTTGGCGATATTGTTGATGCATACAGTAGCGGAAATCGCAATGATATGCAACACAGTTTAACTCGTGGGTTGACAAAAAGTGGTTTAATGGGAGCTGGAGCAGCAATAGGTTCTTTTATTCCTGGAGTGGGAACGTTGTTTGGAGCCGGAGCAGGTGCATTGATTGGTCAGCTATGGGGTGATGATATTGCTGACGGTATATCTGGAATTCATAAATCGGCTGAAGAATTAAGACAGGATCGACTGGATGAATTATTTGGTGATATAGCAATGTCGGCAAGTGATTTGGGTAAAGTGGCTCAAAACATGGTCGGCTCATGGCAGATACAAGTATCACAAGCACATAAACAAGCATTGACAACAGGATATTCATTACAAGATACTACTAATTCGTCTTATTTGGGCGTTGTTGAAAGTGGAAGTAAACTCGATATAAAAGGAAATTTGGGATTTAATATTCCTAAAAAATATTTTACATCTTATGCAGATGAAGTTAATAGTTATATGGATAACATTGAAGAACAAATGAACCAAGAGATGTATAACGCATTTATGGTTAATGATGATTTGTTTGGTTATGGGCAATGGGATACAACGGCATTAAGTGATAAATGGAAGAATGCTTTTGAAACATTTGCAAAGCAGAAAAAGGAATTAGGTAAGTATTTAGAAATAGCATTGTCTGATGGTAATTTTTCACCGGATGAACGTGATTATGTTTTTGGGACTATACATAGTATGCAACAGTCATCTTCAGAACTTGCTCCGGATGAAGGGCAAACAAAAGCTGATACATATTCATATTTGGCACAAAACGGTATGTTGTCAAAAGATTCTTATGATAGTGTTATAAAAGATATTCAAACAGAATATACAAATGATATGTTTAATTTGGCGGAAAAAAGGTCTGTAGCTATTGCTAATGGACAAAATCCTAATGAGGCTAATAATATATTTTGGAGTTCTGCCAATGATAGAACTGAAAGCCATTTGCAAACGCTTTTAGACAATGCTCAAGATATGTTTGGAAGTGATTACAACTCAGTTTTATCTGATGTATGGAATGGTAAGGTGGACGCATTCGGTCATAATGCGGGATTAAGCAGCCAGTTAAATGATAATAATTCAGCATATCAAAAAGCACTAAAGAAGTCAATGGAATCAAGCGAATTATCCAATAATGCCGTTGACATTCAAGATGCTACCCAACAAACTTTATATAGCAGACAATATTTATCTGATGCTCAAAAAGCACTGTCTACTTCATTTGAATTGGGAGATTCTGCATCAAAAGAAGTAGTAAAAGAAGCATATACAGGAATGCAACCAGCATTGGAACAAGCAGAAAAACAATATCAATCAGCTAAAGAAAATGGTCAAAACCCAAATCAATATTTAGATGAAATGATGGGAATGTATCAAATGGGTGCTATGGGCGGAGATAAAACAGCTCAAGGAAAATATGAAGCAATGCTTATGTCTGGAAATGCTGAATCTGCTAAGGCTATAAATGACGCATTTGGTACTGATTATAATTTAATGAAACAGTATATGGGTGATGATTTTGCAAATATGTGGCAACTGTTAAATGGCGGTAATACAGAAAGTGCCATTGAGCAAACGACAGAAGCTGCAAAAAATGCACTCGAAAAAAATGCAAAAAATACAGTAGATGCAATAAAGGACAATAAAGACCAAAAAATTGATGCTATGAATGAAACTGACGAAAAAGCAGCACAAGCTGTTGAAGATAGCACCAAGGAACAAGAGGCTTTAGAAAGCAAAACCGATGGAACAGAACAGTCCAAAGAAGATACAAAATCAACTGAGTTGCCAGACGATTTAGGAGAGAATGTACTCGATGCTGTCAGTAGCAGTATTGAAAATATTAAAGACGGAAAACTAAAGGATTTAGAACTTGGTAAAACGGTTATGGATTCAATCAGTGAAAGTCTTTCAACGGATAATATGGATTTCAAAGAACTTGGTTTTGGCGAAAGTCTTATGGGAGCAATCAGTGAAAGCCTTTCAACCGATAATCTTGATTTTAAAGAATTAGGCTTTGGCGAAAGCTTAATGTCAGCTATAAGTGAGAGCTTATCAGTGGACAATATGGATTTTGGTAAATTGGGTTTTGGCGAGAGTTTAATGTCTGCAATAAGTACAAGTCTATCGGCAGATAATATGGACTTTAGCCAAATTTCGATAGGTGAAAGTGTAATGAATGGCATTAGTTCTTCTTTGGCTGAAACTGATTTTAGCGGGTTAGATATAGGTACAAAGATAACTGATACTATTAATGCAAGTATGGGTGAAAGTGTTGAATTACATCCTAATTTTACGGTTGTTCCGGGGAATATAGATACATCAAGTTTAACATCAGCTATCACGGAAAGTGTATCAGCATTGACAGGAGATACATCTGCACTATCGGTATCAGCAAATGTTGAGGGTATTGTAAACTACGAATTGGGAACATACCCTCAAGAAGTACCGGCTGTTAATGGTATATCAAATTATACACTTGGGACATATCCGACAGAAGCACCTGATATAACAGGCAGTGCAAGTTATACAGGAAGCTTCCCGACATCAGCACCTACATTGTATGGAACGGTTGTATATACAGCATCGTTTGGACATTTTGCACATGGTACTCGTAATGCACCTGAGGGATTGGCATATTTGAATGATGACGGAAGTGCAGATCCTCGCGAATTGGTTGAACACAACGGTCAATTTTTGATGTATGAAGGTCGTAATGTACTTGCTCCGCTGTCAGCGGGAGATAGAGTATTTACATCATCAGAAACAAAGGATATTTTATCAGGACGTGGCATTCCTCATTATGCGACAGGACTTAATAATGATGTCATAGAAAATGAGAAAATACAAGGTGGCGGCTCAACAAGTGGTGCAAATGTGCATTTTGAAAGTGGTTCAATGTCTATAATGTTTAATATTGATGGTTCTAAGGACGGCAATGTTGTTGAACAGATAAAGGCACATGCACCTGAAATAGCACAGTTAATATCAGATGAAATTGACCGACATTTAACTGCCTCATTTGCTAATTCGGGAGGTAATAATGAATGAGAAATTGTGAGAGTATAATTTTTATAATTGAAAAGGGTACACATGACGTTTTATCAATACCGTGGACACCACAAAAAATAAAATTCCGTTCGGGTGGACAAAATTTTGCCGAATATGACATAATGGACCTTGGTACTATTCAAGAGCCTACTGGTACAGGTGTACGTTCGATTCGGTGGGATGATGGTATATTACCCGGTAGAATGCAAGCAAATATGCCTTGGCAAAATGGTGCTTGGCAACCGCCTGTCAATTTTCAAGGTATGTTTTCAATGTGGAAAGCTAATAAAACGGTACTTACGATTTTGATAACAGGTACACCGATTTGTATGGATGTACATCTTTCGGATTATGATATTACATATCAAGACGGATTTGGCAGTTATCATTATTATATAGAATTTACAGACTGCGTTAAACCGACATTCACTGTTACAAATGCCGAACCTGATTCGGCTGACGGAACGGACAGAGATAAAGACCCTACACCTGCAATATATACCATAGTTGAAAATGATACATTATGGGGCATCGCACAATGTTATCTCGGTGACGGGTTGCGTTGGGAAGAAATTTATGAGTTAAACAAAGATGTAATCGAGGACACCGCAAAACAGCATGGTTTTAGTAGCTCGGAAAGAGGTTGGTGGATATTCCCCGGTACCGTTATTAAAATTCCAGGAACATCTTCTGGTGATAACTCTGCCGGTGCAACAGTCGAACTTAACAATGCACCGATATATGTTTCGTCTGATGCGGAAAGTATTGCAGGCAGAGTGACAGGAACATATTATTTGTATGACGGAAAAGAAATTCTCGGCCGATATAGGATAACAGATAAATCTTCTGATGTAGGACGTACACCAGTTGGTGAATATGTCATTGGTTGGCTGCCAAAAGAGTATATATAAGATTAAACAAACAGAATAGCACTATTTTTTATGATAGTGCTTTTTTTGTACGATTTTTAGGAGTGGGGTTAATGGATTATGTAAGAGTGGCGTCAAAGTCTTCACCGATATACAGCATTCATTTTCTTAATTCTGATAAATTAGATGTATTTGTTGACGCAGTGACAACGGATTTAAAACTTACCGAAAATAAAAACGAGCTTGCACAAAAGGTAACGATAAACCTTGTAAACTGTATGAACGGCGAGTATTTGTTATCAGAATTAATTAATGTGTGTGATAGGGTGTTTATATATGCCAATGACGGTGAAGAGTGCAGAGAGGTTTTCAGAGGGTATATATGGCGTAAAAATTATCAAAACAAGCAGAAGAAAATAATATCTTTGACATGCTATGATAATTTGATTTATCTGCAAAACAGTGAGGATAGCTATTATTACCCTGCAGGTTGGAAAACAGTAGATATATTCAATGATATATGCTCAAAATGGGGCATTGAAATTGTATACAATTATGAATCTATTGAACATAAGAAACTACCTCTTTCAGGTAAAATTTCAACTATGTTTACTGACCTTTTGGACCGAGTAAAAAAGAAAACGGGTATAAAATATGTTATACGCAGTGCAGAGGATATTATCTACATAGATAGGTACGGAGCCAATGCAAATGAGCGTGTTTACGAAATTAACCGTGGCGAAAATGCAATATCTACCGCAAGTAATATTTCAATGGAAGACGTTGTTACAAAAATAATCTTCACAGGCAAAGCTGATGATGACGGAAAAGTATCTATTACAGGCACTTTGGAGGGGGACACAGCAAAATGGGGAACACTTCAGAAAGTCATTAGAGATGATACAGAAGATGAAAAGTCAAACAAAAAGTCAGATAAAGAAAAGGAAGACTCTTTGTATGAAAATGCTCGTGATGAAGGTCAATATATTCTTGATGAAAAAGGAAAGCCTAAAGAAACATATGAAGTAACAGCTATAAATAATCCATGGATACGAAAAGGCGAGCTTGTTAAAGTAGGTGCAGGCGATATGAATTTTCGATATATTGTTACAAGTATTACACATAATGCAGTAAATCGACAAATGAATATTGATTTTGAACTTGCGGATGAAAGTAAGTTATAAGGAAGTGGTTATATGAATGCGTTTGACAGATTAGGACGAACACTTCAGGCACAGATGAATAACGCTGTAAATGAAGGTAGAAGTGTTTTAATTGAATACGGTACGATTACATCAGATTTTGGGCTTAAGGTTACAAGATTTGATACCGTTATTCCAAAAGGGGAGTATTTAATTGATAAGAGATTATCAATAGACTATAAGCCTGAGATTGAAGTTGTAACGTCATTATCTGACGGTCATAGTCACACTGTTAAAATTCCTATCACAGAGGGGATAGAACGTATTAAAGCGGGCGACAGAGTATTGGTATGTTGGATAGACGTTGATCCTATTGTTGTTGCTGTTATTGTAAGTAGCAGTGACATAGGAAAGGAGAGTTAATTATGGCAAATCTGTTTCCGACAGCAAATAACATTATGACGGTGCCGTTGGATAATCTTAAACAAAATACCCCTGTCGGATATAAACGTAGCTTGAAATTTGATTATGATACAGGTGATTTTGTTCGTGACGGACAACACAGATTAATTTCAGCGTCAGGTGTTGAGGCATTTAAACAATGGTGTGAAAATTGTATCTCAACGGACAGATATGCGTATAGCTCATATTCGACCGATTTTGGTATTAATTTAGATTTGATTATGGCATTGCCTGATAAAGCTGCACAAGAAATTATGCTGAAAAAAGAAATAACAGAGGCGATAATGGCTGATGATTATAAAAGGGCAAAGTCAGTAGATGATTTTTCATTTAATTGGATTGATACCGATGCGGTTGAGGTGGAATGTACGGTAACAGGCATTGATAATGCCGAGATAGATATAAAAGCTACGGTAGGAGGGTGAGAATATGTCGCAATTTATTATTCCTGATTTTATAAAAAATGCGGATGTCAATAAGATACATAAGCGAATGAGAGATAATCTGCCAAATGATATTGACAAGTCGGAAGGTTCGGATGTTTGGAATTTAACATATCCAACGGCATATGAACACGCATATTTTGCACAGTTTTGTATTCTGAATGCACTACGATTAATATGGCCCGAATTTAGTTATGGTACATATGCAGATTATCACGGAGCATGCAGAGGCATGGCAAGACGAAAGGCGCAGCATGCTACAGGAAGTGTCAAGATTATAGGGAATATAGGTGTAAATATCCCCAAAGGTACAGTTTTTACTACTGCACAAATCGCTGATGAAAGTGTAACGGAGTTTGTTACAACAGAAAATGTGTCAATAGGTGATAATCAAACGGTAACGGTTAATATCATTGCGGCTATAGCGGGAAAATCGGGAAATGTTCCGGCAAATACTATCACTGTTAATAGTGATAAAATTGTCGGTTTATCCAGTATTACAAATGAAACAGCTACAACAGGCGGCTATAATGAAGAAAGTGATGAAAATTTTATTGAGCGTATCAAGGAATATGACCAGTCACAGGATAATTCTTTTATCGGAAATGATAACGATTACAGACGTTGGGCGTTAGAAGTTGACGGAGTAGGTGAGGCTGTTGTAATCAGTCCTGAAGATAATCCGAATGTTGAAGATGATAGTGGTGTTGTAAATATTATCATAGTTGATTCAAATGGAGTTCCTGCAGATACAACATTATGTGCGGCGGTTTACAATCATATTATGCAACCAGTGCCGTTATCGATAGACGGAAAAAAGACGGACGGTCAAACCACCACAATCGAACGGCTTGCACCGCCCGGAGTTATTCTTGAGGTTACAGCACCAACAACTATAGCTATCAGTGTTTCGGGCTTAATTGAATTGGATAATACAGTTGGAATTGAAGATATAAAGAGTAATTTTATTTCGTCAATATCTGAATATATTGTACAAGCAATAAAAGACGGTGAAGTGCGATATAGTAAAATTGCATCTATTTTATCAAATACCGCGGGTGTAGCTGATTATAAAAATTTGATTGTAAACGGAAATAACACAAATGTACAGCTGATGTTAAATCAAATTCCTACAATATCAGAAACAACAATAAAATTTGATGTTGGACTTGTAGACGGGTAGGTGTAGTATATGTATTCAACAGAATTAATGGAGCAGATATTAACCAGTGAGATAGGACAACAGATAATACAACGAGTTACCAATAAATATGGTAACAGTTATGTCGGACTATGGTTATTTCAGATTATCGGAATGTCTAATGACGAGGTTAAGGCAATGGTTGAAGATTTCAAAAATCAAACGTTGCCACAAACAGCGACATGGTCTTTATCATTATGGGAGCAGTCAATGGGCTTACCTGTTAATGAAAGTGAGAGCGTAGAGCAACGTCGGCAGAATATTATAAAAAAACGTCGTAGACGAAATGCTATGAATCCTGCAAGAATAGAAGAAATAATATCAGCAATGACAGGTACAGATGTACGAATTGATGAGTATTATGGCAAAAATAGATTTGCGATATATCTTTCATCTATTCCGTCACTGGTAGATGAATTATCTGTTAGGAAAAAACTAAAAGTTATAAAACAATCTCATAAAGTTTTTGATATATTTTATGAACAGGCTATTAAAGGGGATATATATATTGGCGGTATTATTCAAAAATCAAAAGAAATTACGTTAGAGGAGGTATGACAATATGGAAAAATTCTATCCTACAAAAGCGGGTATTGAATATGCTGCTTTAACTGCGCAAGGAAAAATCATAGAATTTACAAAAGGTAAATTTGGGGACGGTGTAAGGAGTACAGAAAATATAACAGAGCTTACTGATTTGATACATCCTCTTGGCGAATTGCCGATATCGAAAAAGAGTGTAAAGAACAGTACAATAATTACAACGACACAATTTTCAAACAGGGTTGGCGGTAGTATATTGCCAACTTTTTATTTGATGGAAATAGGGTTATTTGCAAAGGTGGTTAATGCTGACGGTACTGATGATGACGAGCATCCGGAAACATTAATAGGATATGCGTTTGATGGCCACGGCGATAAAATCATCGGTACATCATTAAGTGAATTTATCATTAATATTCCGTTGACAGTCGCTGATGTCAATAATGTAACTGTTGATATTGACAGTCTTGTATATCCAACATTAAAGCAATTTGAAGATGAAGTCAATACAAGAAAAACAGAAGATGAAGAATTACAGAATAGTTTGAATGTACATATCACAGATACAAGCAATCCACATGGTGTCACGGCAGAACAGATTGGATTGGACAAAGTCCCAAACGTGGCAACGAACGATCAAACACCTACATATTTGCAAAATTCAACATTGAGTAATATTGTAAGCGGCGAAAAAATATCGGTTTCGTTCGGGAAAATAATGAAAGCGATAGCGGATTTAATCAGTCATATTGGTAGTAAATCTAATCCGCATAGTGTTACAAAATCACAAGTGGGATTGGACAATGTACCAAATGTAGCGACAAACGACCAACAGCCGACTTTTGCTGAATCGGGTACACGGTCGAATATAGTAAGCGGTGAAACGCTAAGCACATTGTTCGGAAAAATAAAGAAATTCTTTGCCGATTTAAAGACGGTAGCGTTTACAGGTTCATATACTGACCTGTCAAACAAACCGACATCAATGCAAAATCCTAATTCATTGACATTGACAATGAACGGCTCGGCAACGAACTATAACGGTGCATCGTCAGCGAGTAAGTCGTGGTATGCTCCAACGAGTGCGGGAACGGCAGGGTATAATTTGATTAGTAATGGTAGTGGTGCTCCTGTATGGCAACAACCACCTTATGCGGTATGCAATACAAGTGGAAGTACAGTAGCAAAAACAGTTTCCATAACGAATTTTAAACTTGTTACAGGTGTGCGTGTGTTTATCAAATTTACATATGCACACGACTCAAGAACAAAAGCCACTCTAAATGTAAATAATACAGGTGCTAAAAGTATCAGATACAAGGGGTACGGTGTCTTTAAAGGTTATAATGATGGTTTCAACTCCGACAAACAATACCCAAATACTTGGGAAGCAGGTGAAATTGTTGAATTTATATATGACGGTACAGAATGGGTAAGTATCCTCGAAAAAAGAAAAATCGACCACAGCAATATAGTAGTAGGTACAATTAATGTTGACGGTTTCAGAAAACCTCCTTCAATAAATGATGTCGATTTTATGTGCGGAATTGACGGAAAGTCTGATGTTGAGGTAATACAAGAGGCTATAAATGCTTCGAGAAATGGTTCGAGGATAATTTTAAAAAAAGGTAACTATTCAATAGACGCTCCCATTTATATGTACGGAGGTAATCACGCTAATAAGCTGTTTGGTGAGCAAGCAACTGATGTACCTAAATTAAATTTTAGTAATAATGGTATCATAACTTCACGGAGCAGTTCTTCTGACTCAAAATTGTACTATTCATTATATTTTGAGAATATTTCAATGGAGCTAACGCCACAATTATGTATCGAGGGTGCTTCTATATATTTCGATAATGTGTATTCAAGATTAGATGTTACCACAGCACAGAATTTGGGAAGTACACCTATTAAGTCATCTGGTTTGTTTAAAGTGAAAAATGGAAGTGATATTGACTTTTGGATTAGAAGTAGCTCAAGTTATATATGCTATTGTGGTATTGATTGTACCACAATAGAGGTAGATGACAGCTCCATATCATTGCAGAATGAGTGTTCGTCAACGCAAGGTGCAGGTGGTGATGATTTAAACTTTATTTATAACACTAACGCAAAAGGATATATACGAAATAGTAAACTAACAGGACAAGGTAATGGTAGAACAAATTTTATAAATGGGCAAGTGACTATTGATGAGTGTGATATTACTCTGAAAAATAGCAACCATTCATTATGTCACTACACCACAAACGCAGAGCGAAAGTTATGTTCATTAAGAGATTGTACTATCAATTATACGGCAAGTACATATTTGACTTTTGGTAAAATTGAAGGTTGTTTTTTCATAAATAAGGTTACTGCTGCGAGTTCGTCCGAGAATTACAAGCTTCAAATACTTTGCCCAACTCAAATGATAGGAAATACTTTTATTGGACGTTCTGAAATGAATTTTAATTCAAATAAAGTACAGTTTATAGGCAATGCAATGCAGTATTCACAATCCTATACATCATTTCCGACAGGGAGTGTTAATACAGGAACGATGATTACGGGATAAGGAGGACATAATGGATATAATTGATAATTTTTCGATAATAAATAATCAAATATGTTTAAATAGCTATAAATTAGTTATACGTCACTACAAAGATATTGACAAAAAAGAGTTTGTAGATAAAGACTATTATGTAAATGATGATAGGTTAATTGAATTAGAAACTCAAATTATACCAAAACATCAACTTTTGGAACTTATATCAAAGGTAAAGCTTGATAATGAACAGTATTCCTATATGAGTGGTCTTGAAGTAAAAACGCAAGATTTTAACAAAGAAATTAATGAAATTGCTTCATACGGCAGTAAAGAAGCATATGAAGCGTCTTTGCCTGAATACACAGATGAGTTTATGCTTGACGTAGATGTAAGGGTAGCAATGTTGGAAATGGGAATAACAGAGTAGGAGGTGCTAAATATGGAACACGGACGTTCATATGGATTGTGCAAGAAAATTGTAGCCGTTGGAAAAATGAGCAAAGAAAAAATGCTTGAAAAATTTGATGTATTGGTTTTGTCGAGTGGATTAACCGATGATGACTACAAAGAATTGGTGGAAGAAATCAATAAGAATGAGGAGGGCTAAGTAAGTGGAAGTTGATGATAAGGAACTATGGGAGAGATTGACCGTAGTGGAGCAGTCCACGAAGTCGGCTCACCACAGATTGGATAGCCTTGACCGGTTGACTGAGAGCGTACATATCTTGGCGACTGAAACTAAGGCTATGAGGGAGGATGTTTCGGATATTACATCACGAGTTGACGAGATAGAGAAACGTCCGACTAAGCGATATGAAACAGTTGTAGGTGCAATAATTACAGTATTAGTTGGTGCTGTAATAGGGTACGTTGTAAAGATGTTAGGATTTTAGTATTTTAGGAGGTACATAAAAATGAAAGAATGGCTAAAATGCGCGGGTATTCGTGCAATAAAAACAGTAGCACAGACAGCGATTGCGACAATCGGTACGGCCGCCGTACTGGGTGACGTCAACTGGGTAATGGTTGCGTCAGCGGCGGCATTAGCAGGCGTACTGTCGTTGTTGACATCAGTTGCGACGGGATTGCCGGAAGTGAATAACGAAAAGGGGGAATAAAATATGACGTTACAAGATACCGTTGCACTGATGAATAGTGCAGATTATAAGGAACGTTTCAAGGCGGAATATTATCAATTAGCCAATAGGTTCAAAGGATTAAAGAAAATGTTGGAGGAATGGGACAGGGGAAAACTAAAATTTTCCCCAACGTGTCCACGCAGTACATACAACATACAACTAAACGCAATGGCTGACTATTTGGCAATTTTAGAGGCGCGAGCAGTAATGGAAGATATTGAATTGAAAGAGGTGTAATGAAATATGACAGATAAAAAATTTATAAAACTGATAAAAGAAACAATCGTTGACTATTTTAACAGTCATGTAGATAAGACAGATCATAAAACAATTACTGAAGATGATGTGTATATTGTTTGGAGTTGCAAAACTTTGCAGAATTTTAAAGCATTAGCATCCACAACTGTTTCAGATGGTATGTATTACGAAATAACCCATAACGGAGATAAGAACGAAACATACTTTGATGTTTATAAGAAGTGGGAAAATTTCGTTGTTAGAGGTGGTAAGTATGAGGACAATAACTGATGGTTTCCCGATAAAGCAGTTCAATGGTATTGACATCAATACATCAACACTATCTTCGCAGGCAAACTACTATACATACAGTAGTCGTGCGGTGAAATTCATTGTAATTCATTATACAGGAAACAAGAAGGACACCGCAAAAGCAAATGCAACATATTTTCATAATGGTTCACGAGGTGCATCGGCACATTTGTTTACTGATGATGATAGTTGTTATCAATCAGTCGCATTGAATAA